CGAAGTTGATACTCATCTATGCGACGTTCGAAATTGTCTCGGAGTGATGTGAGATACTGCACAATGTTAAAGAACCAGGTGTTACCCTTGTCCTTGACCCATTGCCAGACCATTTCTAGTCTGATTCCAGCAGCACGGAAGCGCTTAAGAAGATCATCTTTGAGTCGATGATCAAGACGCTCCCACCAAGGAGGGGTAAGAGGATCGAGGATAGGGTTGACGAGAAGCAATTCTTCTGAAGTGTGGTCAACAGAAGTAGAGGTCTTAGGAACTTCAGGGTGTGTGAGGGGATTGACGATCCCCATCTCGATATCTCCGAGAGGAAGAGGTGACAAGTGCATGCGTTTCGGCCGGCGGAACCAGTCGAAAAGCCCTTGACCCTTGAACTTCGTGAAAAGATTTCCACGACGAGCAGGGTACTTACCTTTCTTTTCCTTCTCTTCAATTTCAAGACGGGTTGCAGCGTTGGCTTCTGAGAGATCTGCCTCAACTTCCTCACTACGGTCACCGAATATTCCTCGAAGGATATACTCGGCTTGTTCTGAGGGGGTGAGACCATTCTTTTCAGCGTAACTGCGAGCTCCGATGCAACGGCCACGGAGATCGTTGAGGTAATTCTTGTAGGCTTCTCCTTTCTTCTCATGTTTACGATAAACTTCCACGGATTCGCGGATAACTTCATCATATGAGATATAGCCACCATACATTTCACCATTCGATCTGACTCTAATGAACTGAATCACTTTTGAGTCAAAGGTGGTAATGTTAGCGGCAGTGAGTTTAGCCTTATCAAGAGTCCAATTGATAGGATTAGAACTGAGTGGACCATCATCCTTTTCATTCTTAGCAAAATCGGGGTGAGGCACGATGCGGTAGTTGAGATCAAATCTCCGATCTACAGCACGTGTATCCAAAATTGCATTCGAAACTACTTTGGGCTGATTAGTCGTGGCGATTATAATGCGACTCATGAAAGTCGTATTACCCTTCTGAGAAATGTCTGCCATGTGACAGACATGGGTAAAATCACCATAACAACGGATAATGTCCATCATCTCATTATCAGGCATGCCAGCGGCATCAAT